TTCGAGTATAAGAGGCTTTTGCCTTATTCATAAGGTTTCCTACCTCAATGCCATATAAAGGTCTGTAATGACCTCCTATGCCCTCAGAATAGGCACTCATGCCCAAGCGATGCGTATGCCCAATAACGCAACTTTTGCCCGTTTTTCGGGCTAAGTTCAACGCAGTCATTCCGGCATTGGGATTTGAACTGCCTTCATCGCCATGAGCCAAGATCCAGCCTTTTTCGAATTCATAGAATGTTTTATGAAAAGTAATTCCTAGATTATCGAAATCCATAAACTTGGCATATTGCAGTTCTGGAAGGCTAATCAGCCCCGGCACTTTCAAAAGTGTGTTGTAAAGCCGATCTGTGTGATTTGATCTAACAATATGGGCTTCTTTAGCATTCTCAGTTAAAGCCCAAAGAATATCTTGAGTTTGTTTGCGGTCAGCATCAAGGGTCTGTTGATAAGCCAAAGGTGTTTTCTCAGCCCATCGAGAAATGGTTTGAAAGTCAATCTCATCGCCAACGCATAAAACGCTATCAAACTTTTCACGCCTTGCCAGCTTGATGACATTTTTGACAGCTGCTTCATGGTGGTATGGAATTTGCAAATCACTTATTACTAAGTATCGCTTAATCGTCATCCTCATCGTCGGTTGGATCTATGGATGGGATGATCCCACCATCGCCTACAATCCAATCAGGGAAAGTCTTATGTTCTGTCATTAGCCAGAATGCGTGCTCAGGTGTAAATCCTGCTTTTCTAGCTGCTTTATAGCATTCATGTAAAGCCGTATAGTGCTGATCTAATTTAGATAACGGCTCAGGAGATTGGCGAACGACTCGACGATTGATCTTTTTCCGTTTATTGGTTTTTCGTGTGTTCGCCATAAATAAAATTATCGCTTACTGATTAAGACAAACAGGTCATCGACACGCTGTTCAAGTCTTGAGATTTGATCCTTCATTGACGAACCTGAGTTTGGCTTGAGTTCTGATAAATAAGACTTAATAACCCAGCGCAGACCCAGCAACAAACTGGTTGCGATTGCGGATACGCCAACGCCAAAGGCGACTAATTCGTTTGGGCTCATTTCGCATTAAGTCCATAATCAGCTTCGCTCCCTGATTTTGGATCTAATGCCTTGGCTAATGGTGCAACTAATGCTCCAGCCAATACTGCTAACTCTGGTCGAATATCAGCAACAATTGCCAATGCAACTGTTATGCCGGAGGCAGCCACAGCTCTTAGATATGACTTGATTGCAGCCTTATGTTTGTTGGTCAGTTTCATGCGTTGCCTCCTAGTAGTGGGATATTAAAGAAATCTGAATTGGTATCTTGATCTGATTTAAAACTGATATGCAAATGATGCGTGTGCTTTGATGCCCCATTATATTTACGCCAACGCCATCCAAGAATAGGAGAGGCAATTCGACCATCAAAAATTACATAACTGATGCGCCCATTATGTTTCCCGAATAATCTAATTTGATCTGCCAGATATGCTGGAATCCGCTTGTCGTCAGATAGCCGAGCAGTAATGTCCAATGCTCTAACGCAGGCTGATTTAGGGTCGGGGTTGTGATCGGATTTTGCTGATCGCATTCTATGCTCCAAAGAAGCAAGCCATCCATCACTTTTGCGATCCCTGTCGGGGAAGGAATCATCTACTTGCTCTCTAAATTGAACAGCAGATTTTGATAGCCAAGGTTTCATTAGCCTAAGAGAATCTTGGCTTCCTCAGCAGTCAAACCAAGACGATCTAAAATCTCTTGGCGTTGCTCTGCTTTTGCTGCTGCTTCCGCTTCGGCTGCTAGGCGTTGATCCTCAGCTGCTTGGCGTGCAATTTCTAACTCAGCAATCTCTTGCTCTGTTAAAGGAATAACCTCAGTTATGCCTGTGCTGCAATCAACTACGACCTTTGTTGGTGTATCTGACATTTTATCTCCTTTGTTAAGCGTTGGATATTCCGTATAAATAAAATGATGAGCCTGATGAAAAAGTATAAAAAGGGCTTTTTATTTCTAATTGAGTTATTGTTGAAGCCGAATTATATAAACCAGCGGTTGCAACCATAAAGGAATCAGTAGTTGCGTTTCTTTCGCCAGTAGAAATTGAACCAACTGGATGAACTGTTGCTGATGCATAATTTGGAATATATATTTCAGAACTTCCAAATATGTTTGTATATGACGGAACTGTGTTATATCCTAAATACATATAGCCAACACCAGATTGTCTATTGCTTGCTGCTGTTGCACCATCACCATAAACTCTTGTAATGCTATAATTATTGCCAGTATCATTATTGATAATTAAATGAAATCTATCTATACTTCCACTATTATCATTTAATGAAAGTCTTAATACCAAATCCGTATAGGTAGAAGGTATTGCAGAAAAGGTTACGCTGGCTTGACTTGATGTTAAAACATTTGAATTGATTAAAGTATATGTGGTTGGCATTTTAGGCTTTCAGTATTCCGTAGAGGGTGGCGGTAGTGCCTGATGCCATAATATCTGCAACATAAGTATAAAGATAAATACTAGTAATTGCACTAGTGCTTCTCCATAAACCAACTTTTTTAGTTATATACCCACTGCCATTTAAGTCATCTGCTGAAGTAATTAAAGAAGTTTTATATGTAGAATTAGCATAAGAAAATATATCTATTTCATATAATGTTGGAGTGGAAACCATAATTCCACCAAAAGATACGCCTATATTATTTTGTGAAGTTAGATTAGAACTTGCGGCTGAACTTCCTGTTCCATAAAGCGTGGTTAATGAATAGTTGTTTCCTGAATCAGAGTTAAATCGCATTCTCAAAGGAGAATTGTCCCAAGTCGCAATAACTTTAGGAATTATAACAATTCTTAAATCCGTATAAGTGGAAGGAATTGATGTAAAATCAATGCCAGTCGCAGCGGAAGTTAAAGTTTGTGTTGCAATTTTCTCATATGTGGCTGGCATTATGCACCTTTGATTCCGTAGAGGGCAAATACTGTTCCTGTGTTCATAGCATCGCCGAAAGGATAAATTGTTAATGAACTAATTGCATTGGTGTTATACCACGCACCTGACCATAATCTAACGGCAGATATTCCTGTGTTGTTTGTATCAGCACCACCAGCAGCCCTAACAGTTTTATTGCGAGTGGTACTTGCGTAATCATGAATATCAATAATAGATACACCAAACATATTTGAAGTGCTAGTTCCTGGTCCAACGCCGATGCTTACATAACTTGAACTTGCAGCACCGCTTGCAGATACGGCTGAACCATCACCACTTAAATAATGTTGAGAATAGTTGCTGCCTGTGTCTGAGTTAAATCTAATACCAACATCTAATTGAGTTCCACCATTGCGTTGGAATATGGCTCTTAACTGCAAGTGTTTATAGGTGCTAGGAATTGAAGTAAATGTAAATGTAGTTTCACTTCCAGTTGCACTAAAGGTAGCAATGGATTCGAATGATCCACCACCACCTGCACCTGATGCAGCCAATATACCTAAAGGAATTAACATTAGGCGACAATATCTCCAACCAATACCCATGTATCAGTTCCAGTTTTAATTAAAGTTGCAGCTGAGTATTGACCAGTAATCTTTAATGCTGCTCCTTTTGAATAAAATGTGATGCCAGCACCAGCAACAGTTATTTGACCAGCACCCAATTGAACAATGTCAATGCGAGTTCCTGTTGCAAATGCAACTGAAGCGTTTGTTGGAACTGTTAATGTAATTCCTGATGCGTTGCTCATTGTAATTAATTTGCCAGCATCAGCAAGAACTAGGGTATAAGTTGTTCCTGTTTGTGTGTTAATTGTGGATTTAGTGGCAACACCATAAAGGCTAGTGTCAATTGATGACCCAAGCGTGCGGATTGCCAATGCACCATTTTTGACCAGATCGGTATCATCTGGTGTTGTCCATGAATAGTTTGTTGTGGTTGCCATTTTTCTCCTATTATCAGGCTACGATTGTAGCATTTTCCCATGTCAAAGTTGCATCTATTGTGTTCCAAGCCTCATTGACCGGAACAGTATTCCAACGCATTGCCACCTGACTAAAGCTGACAGGCGACAAATTGATCGTCAGGAACAATTCATTAAATCGAGTGCTCCATCGCCAACCCTCAACATAGCCTTCAAATATGCCGTTGCTTATCTGAGATGGCAAATCTGTGATTGATACTGGCTGACCTACAAACACGCTCAACAAGGCATCTCGATCTGTGTCATCAATTTCTGGGTTTGTGATTGGAAAGGTAATGCTGTCAAATGTTGGATAAGGATAGGCTCGAAGCGTAATGTAGCGATCTGCAACCTCTTGAGCATCTGAGGCATCGTGAATAAGCGAATTGATAGTTTCTGATCGGTAGCCATAAATGCCAATTGAAGTTGTGTCAATGGCAGTCTTTTGTGATCCATAGTTATTGCCGTAGTTTAAGAAAATGTCGTTGCGAATATCGGCTGCTTTTGTGGTGGTGCTTAGTCCAACTCCAATGGCTGTGTTGGCTGATAGTTCAGTAAAGCCATTAGCTGCTAAGTATGTCTGCCTGTGGTCAGCATCAGCATAGCCAATGTTTCCCTCGCTATCCTCATACAAATAGCCAAAAGCTGAGTTAGCAACAGCTGAAGCAATGTTATAGACAGTATCAGGATCACTTGCTCGATTTTCCATCTCATAAAGTCCGGGTTGATCTACTGTGCCAAGTCCAATGTTTTCAGCATTTGCCCAAGTAGTTGTTGCATCATAGGCAGCCCAAGTTTGAGAAGCGGATACTTCATTCCAAGTGTTAGTTAGCGAATAGGAAAGCAATGTATAAATCTGATCGCCATCATAATCAAGGCTCAAAGTGTCGTTGTAAATTTCTTTGGCAAGTTTGACTAACGCACCCATTGCTAAAATTGAATAACTGACAACAGTTGCAACTGATCCTGTGCTTTGAACCTGAACTGTAATGTCTGTGATATTGCCACCAAACAAAGTCTTATATGTTCCTGTGCTGTCTTTGACCTGCAAGGTCATTCCATCATTTATTGCAAATGGCAATGTTTGACCAGATAAGGCAACTACCTCTACCTGTAAATAGGATGGGTTTGGCTGAGTATAAATATCATCTCTACCTGCCTGATGGGCAATATCAGAAATGGCTATGTCGGTGTAATCAACCCCAGCGACAGTTAGTTTCCAGTCAGGCGTCCAGACTGTCATTAGTTGCCTTTAATGCCGTTATTGTAAAGCTGAGGAACTGATCTTGATGCGCTTTGATTTAAGACTTTGGCAACAGCTCTAGCAGATCCTTCAGGATCGACTGATTGAACTTGAATGTTATTGTTGATAATCGTTTGCCCCGGAGCACCTTTACCTGATGCTGCGCCACCTGCAAATTTAGGAGTTTCACCTGTTGCAATGGCTACTGAACCAAGACCAACAGCTGCTGCTGCGCCACCAACTAATAATGAAGTTCCGCCTGTGGCAAACGCTGTGGCAACTGATGCCGCTGCTGCTGCATTGCGTAAAGCAACCATTGCGCCAACCAATGTCTGAACTGCTGCAACAAATGCAAGAATCTTATTAACAACAAATACTGTGGCAATAATGCCTCCGAGAATTAGCAATTCATCTTTCATGCTAATCACAAATGATATGGTTGATTTCAGTTGCTGACCAAACTCATAAGCACCTTCAGTTGCTTCGGTAATGCCAGCAGATACGCTGTCAGTTCCAGTTAATCCAGCAGCCAAGGCTTGAACATTGGGAACAACTGTGGCAAGCATGTAATCAGCAAATTGTTTCATGATTGGAAGCAATGCGTTGCCAATTTGCTCTTTAGTTTCACTAAATGCTATTTCTAATTGCCTCATCTTAAACTCAGCGTTAGTTGCTTCGTTTTCAATAAATCCTTTGTAAGTTCCTCGAAGTATCTGCATGATTTCGTCATGAGATTTGTTCTTTAGGGTTGCAGCATCAATACCTAAACCAAGTTTGCCTAACGCTGCATTTTGACCATCAAAACTCTTACTTAAAGCATTTGCAACTGCCTCAAGTGGCTTGCCTGTGGCTACTGCAATTTCCTGTGAAAGTGTAAGTAATTCTTGAGCTTTAGAAACATCGTTTGTTGATCTGACCAATCGTGCTAAAGCAGGTCTTAATTCATCATCTGTGGTTGCGGTAGCAATTGATTGTTTTGTAATATAAGTATCAATTGCAGCAATCTGATCCTCGGTTGCCTTTGTGTTGGAACGTATAGTTTGCTCTAATGATTTTCTGGCTTTTTCATCCTGAGCAGCAGCCTTAGCAGCACTAATGGCAAATGCGCCAGCAGCAGCACCAACGGCAGCAAATGCCAATGCAGCCTTTTTGCCAAAATCAGCAATTTGATCGGCAGACTTATTGACTACTTTTTCAGCATCGTTTAACCCTTTTTTAAGGTTATCAATATCTGCTGCGAGTGAGAGAGTTAAGGTTCTACTTGCCATCTGCAAACTCTTTTCTTATTTCCAAAATGATTTCCTCAAACTCTTTAATAATGGTTGGTTGCAAGTGTCTAATTGTAGGATAAATAAACCATCCTCTTGAACCTGGACCTTTAGGCATTGGACCAGACCATCTTGGAAATTGCGGATAATTCTTAGATCCAAACTCTGATGCTGCACCAATACCAACACGGTTGCCCTTTGTATCGTTGCGAGTGTTAAATTGAGTTGTTGCTCCACCTGAAAATTTTTGTCCTGCAAAACCAAAAGATATTTCACCAAGTAGTGAGGATTTTTTTACCTTACCACCTTGAGCAACACGATCAGCGACTTTGCCTCTTGATGCAGCAATACGGCGGATTTCATTTAACTCTCTTTGTGCCAATTCACCAACACGACGCTTGGTTTCCTCAACTGCAATTTCGCTCATGTTTCTAATTACTTTTGCAAATTGCGCCAATTCTTTTTTGTCATAGACTATTAGGGGTTCGGTGCTACTTGCCATGCCGTTCCTCCAATATTTCTATAGCTGTTAAAATATCCTCTGCATCAACCCATTCACTCATCGGTATTTGTGTGGCTATTGCCAACTCAACCAATAACCTGTTTAGGCTTCCTGCCGGGTGGCTTTTGGGTCTGCATCACCGACAATTACATCGCTGATTGTTTCCATCCAAGCCTCAAATGGTTTAACTGGTTTTCCAGCAGATTCACGCTTATGAGCGTTGTATGCCAAAAACATAAGATCCCACATGCCAAGTTTATCTTTTGCTTGGCTAATGGTATGACCAGTTTGCTTTTCCCATTTTGCCCACTCAGGCGGTTGGGCTACATAAGTGGCTTGCTCGCCTGAGTTATATTCAATTGTAATTGGTAGTTTCATTTTGCTCCCGTTGTTAGATCTTAACTAAATGTTTCTACTACTGCGCCCTTTGAAACTGTGAAAGTGAAAGAAACAGTTTGAGCATCAACACCTGATCCACCAGCTGTTGGAAACTCTGGCTTTACTGGGAACACAAATTGTGCTCCTGATGCAGCTGTCAAAGTCATGCTGATATCGGTGTCTGGTGCAGTTTCAGCAGCAGTCCATAGTGCCTCGCAAACTGAGTTTGCCTTGCCCCAATCTGCCAACATGTCCAATTGGAATGTTCCTGAAACATTAACTGTTTTGTAAGCCTCGCCGTCCATGGTCTGATAGACCTGACGATCATTGACTTTTGTTAGAACTGCGTTTGTCGCCTGTGCTTGAATATCTGTTCCACCTGTGAAAGATAAACCAACATCACGACCGGTAATTACGACTGTTGCCATGATTTCTCCTTATGCTGTTTGTGTATAGTAGGTAGATACTCGAACATCTGCGATTAGCAGCGTTGATGCACCAACTTGACTGACTGTCGGTCTTTCAACCGAGCTGACAACATATCCCGTTGGGATAACTGCCAGAACACTCATGATTAGTTGCTCGATATTGTCGAGCGATGCAGGATTGCTGTTATATGCAACTGCAACTGTGATAGTAAAATTGATTTTTGCGTGAATAGTAGATTTGTTAATTGTTTCTAATTCTAGGTAAGGTGAATCTGGCACAACCACTACGGCAGGTGGAATTACACTTTCAGGCACAAATGAATAAACATTGCCAGCAACAGTTGATAAAGCGGTTGCTAGTGGCGTGCGAACATCTGAAAGAATTGTGCTTGGCATTTATTGAGCCATCGTTTCTGTGTCCATGTATGCACCAAGCAAACCAACACATTTATTGAAAAGTGATCGACCCATTCTAAATGGTGTAGTTGTAAAATCTACTCCTTCGATTTGTCCTCCACCGGCAAGTCTTGCTTGGAAAACTTCGACTGAAACTGTATAGACGGCTGACTGAACAGCTGCGTTTCCAACATAAGTTGATGCGCTAGAAAGGGTAGCAACTCCGGATGGGATGACATTAGCTTCGAGTATATCGGCGTTAGTGATCGATGCTGAAAAGGTATATTGTCCAAGATTGTCTGCCAATACTGTTCTTGTTCCGTTGTAAGGCGATCCGCATCCTGTGATGACGACTGATTGTCCTTCGGTAAATTCATGAATTCCTAGTGTAGTAAATGTAGCGACATTATTGGTTAGTGAAGTAGCCTGAATTGGGCTTTTGAATGAAACTAACATTGGCAGAATAACTGACTCTGCGGTGTCAATGATTTGATCTAAATATGCGTCGTTATATAAAGCAGACGACACACCAAGCACGCTTCTCAACTGTGTGGCTGTAATTATGCTTGGCATGTCATCTCCTTACTCCCTTAATGGATGCCTAGGATCGGGAGCAACCCTAGGCACTCAGTTAATTGTTATTAGGCGTTATCGTTTGAAGTGTAGCCACCAGGTAGTTTAGGTGCTACAGCTGCATAACCATAGTATCCAACTTGGATTTGACCAGTTGAAATTAGGTTAGTTTGTAATGATAGGCGTGGGCTCTCATAGAATGTTAAAGCATCTGGATTGATTACATAGATTGATCCATCGCCTGTTCCTGAAAGTGAGCGAGAAACATACAGATCAAGACCTGCAACATTTCCGCGAGTCGAGCCAACAGAAAGTGCTCCACCAGAATTTGATGGATTTGATGCAATGTAGATTGGGCGACCATTGTCGTTTAGACCCATGATTTCAGCCCATACATCTGGTGATACAGCAACATTTCTAGCAAATCCTAGAGATCCTGTATAAACATTCTTTGCAGCGTTAGCAAAAAATGCTAGGTAGTTAGCAGCAGTTGCGCCAGCCTTTGCGGTTGATGCAGTTGCAGTTGCTGATGCGCGAGATACTGCGTAAGCATCAGTTGCCTTTGCATAAGCAAATTCCATTTGACGAACCAACTCAGTAAAGAACAATGGTGAGCTGCGGTCGATCAACTCAAGGCTGATTGTCTGTTGTCCAGCAAACTTCTTAACATCTACTGAAATGAAAGCAGTTGCTTGATCAGTTTCTGATGGTGTGCCTTCCTCAGCTGTTAGTGCAACAGTTGGGGCGGTGTTGATGCGAGGTAGTTCAAAAGTCATTCCTGATGCAGGTAATGTTTCCTTTGATAGCGCATCGATAAATCCACGATCTGCGTTTGATACGCCGTTGATTAAAGTTGTGCTTTGTGGTGTTGGAATAAAGCCAGCGTTGTCAGTTGTGTTGTCTGCGAACGCAACGAATTGACGGCTTTCATCTGATCCTAGTGCTGCACGGATTGAGTGCTCTAGGTATGTTGCCTTTGAATTGATTGGTGAGCGTGGCTTTGTGTAAGCAACTGGTTGAGCTGCTACTACTGCCACAGGCTCAGACTTTGCAGCTTCTACCGCTTCGGTTGCGATAGGAGCATCTGAAGTTATATCAGACACTTTGTCCTCCTGTGTTGTTTGATCCTCAGCGGTTGCTTCGGAATTCTCTGGTGTATTTGTTGCGACTACAGATTCAACTCTTGCTGAAGCAATTGCCGGATCAGACACCAAACTGACTTCATGTAATGAACTCTTTGAGATAACCATTGCGCCATCTTTGTTATCCCAAGCATCAACCATTACGCCAACGGAAAATCCATCACGCAAACCTGTTGCTGCTTCCTCAAGGGCATCATCGGCTGCAAATGTCTTAGCCAATTTAAATGTTCCTTCAAGACCTTGGTCATTAGCTGTAATATCAATTAATTTACCCAATGGGCGTGTTTTGTCATGCTCTAATAGCAGTTTGACAGGCTTTGAGAAATCAATGCTGTCTTTAGCAAATACAGTTTTGCCAGCTGAAGTATTTCCAGCCTCATTCCAAGAAACGATTGTTCCTGAGATGGTTCGCTTGTTTGTATCGGCAGCGGTTATGGTAATTGGGAAATTGATTTTCATCGAATCAAGTCCTCCTCCTCTTGAATTTGCTCAACGCTCATTGCGCCGATGCGATTTAGGATTTCATAGACTTGCGCACGCTCTAGTGCTGAACCACGCAAGAAATCATCAATATCAAATCGAACTTCAACACCATTGGGCACAAAATCAGCAGCAGATAATCTTTGCTCAATTGGCGTAATGATATTTCTTAAGCTGAAATCAATAAGTGCTTTTCTTTCCATTACTGTCGTGCTGTAAGTCATGCTTGTAGTTTCAGCAGATAAAAATGATGCAGGAATACCAACTGCTCTTGCAATTTCAGTTGCAAGGTATTGGCGTGCCTCATTTAATTGTAATTTAGTTGGATCAAATCCAAGCGCAGTTAATTCAACATCAGCATTTAGAAATGCAGTTGCTCTTGTTTGTCTAGCAACCTTCCATGATTCTAATAATTTAGAAATGCGCTCTGGTGCAAGATTTACACCATTTGACTTCAAGACCATTGTTGGAACTGGCTCTTTAGCGTATAACTCAGCAGCCTTTTCTAATTCCTGTGCAGCTCTAATTGTGCGACCTGCTCGATTTAATACGCCTTCATCTAATCCGCTAAATACAATTATTGAACCAATTCCGCTTTGAGGAACTTCAATTCCATCAATTTGATAAGCGGTGATTTCTGTTGAATTTGAATTTAGTGTAAATGAAACTCTGTTTGGTGCAACTCTTGTCCATGCACGAATTCTGCTTCCATCAGTTGCTGAATAACTGTCCAAAACGATTCCATAAGCCGTGCCCGTGAAAAGTAAATCCTCTGCCAACCATGCGTAAATTGCTGAACCAGCAATTCTTGGATCTGGTTGCATAATAACTCTTTGTGGTCGTAAATGTTCTTTTGTAAAATGATTGTAAGTTTCTAAAGGCAATGAACCAATTGTTGAGCAAATAATATTTCTTGCTCTTGCAACTGAAGGAACTGACATTGCTTGTTCTCTTGTTGCAGTTGCTGCACCATAAAATAATCCTGCTACAGCTTGTTGTAAATTGTAAGGCGTATTAGCAGCAGCAACATCTGTTTGAATTGTTGGTGTCTGATTTGTTAAAAATCTATCGAATAATCCCATTAGCATATAATATACCATAAATCAAAATTATCCGACTTGAATATCAATCTCCGTTTCTGCCTGTGTCGCAAAATAGGTTGCTAATGCCGAAGCGACAGCTGCGCAAACTGCCACTCGACTTGCACGCCTTCCGATGATCCATGACCCATCCCCATAGGGCAGTTTCGCAGCGGAAAGTGTTTGTTGGGTAAGTTCCTCTTGCCCACCATGTTGCAACCTATGGCTATTGATCGCCCCAAGCCATCGATCGCAACTTTCAGCGTATATCGCCCCATCCATGTCTGTAATGGGAATTCCAGCAGGAACTAGCCGACTTGCTACGGCTTGCGCAGTCCTTTTGGAATAAGCGACAGTCTGAACATTATATTTTCTTACATAAGGTGCAATATCGTTTGCAACCGCTAAATCATTTATTGAATAATCATTTGACCATGTGTGAAGTAAAACTAGGTTAAATCTTTCGCCACTAAGTTTCTGAGTAGCAACTAATGCGCCAAACTTACGATCAGGCGATAAATCTAAACCAAACCAAGTTGGTTGCTCGGGATCTAATGGTATTGGCTCGGTCTGACATAAAGCCCACTTTTGCGCATCAATAGCTGAATTGATCGTATCAACCCATTGACATAAAACTTCAGTTCGCACAATATCAGGCGGATCATTGATAACTGCTTTCAAGTTATCTGGATGGATTGTTTGTCCTAATGATGGGTTGGCTTGAGCAAATGCTTTCCAGTTAATCTCGCCTGACGGAAGGTTAATAGGCGCATCTGGTTCGGCACTCCACTCAAACCAACCAATCGGATCATTGGTCGTGGCTGACGCCAATGCCCTCTCACGCAATTTGTTGAGAATTACTGAATGTTGATCTCCAGCATTTGAATAAATCCATACTTGAGGATTTTGTGCAGCCATCATGGTATATCGCATTGATGACCAAGCATCCTCATCTTTATATTCACGCAACTCATCAAGATGAATCGTGGATGGTTTGGAAATACCACGGCTTGCATTGTTCGCAGCTTTTACCACAAACCTCCGACCGCCTTTAAGTTCCATTTCCTCAGCTCCATGTTGCCAGCGTATCTTTTTTACCTCAGATGCCAAGCGATCATTCTCCTCAATGATGCCAACCATTTGCCTAAAGGTTTCTAATGAGGTAGTTAATCGATGCGCTGATGATAGCTGTAGATTCTCGCCCCATACATACATGCCGGTCAAGATTCGAAGCATCATAAAAGTTGATTTACCATTTTGGCGTGCAATCAAAAGTCCAGCCTCGGTGTGATGCCAACGACCATCAGGCTTGACCTTATGACCATGGATCGCCACAAACTTTTGCCATTCCATCAAAGGTATGCCGATCTCAGCTGCAAAATCAATCATTTCTTGACCTTTTGAAGGTAAATCATTCAATAATGAGTGAATTCGGGGTGTTGGCACACCTCCTAAACTCGATTGAGCCTGATCGCTCCCGATTCCTCCAGAATTAGTCATGACGGGTTTTGTTGTGTCAGGTCGTGCCCAATTGAGGTGTTTTGTGGGTTAGAAAAGGAACG